ATGTTGGGGTGAGTGGGAAATTGAAAAGATGCCCATGGGTATACGGCAGTCGATCATGGAAAAATATGCGCCAGATCACCGCATATATAGATTAGTATCAAATTTACCAGCTCCTGCAGAGCTCGAAACCTGGCGACACTTTGTTAAAACGTGGGAACAGCGCCGTAATAACCAATGGCAACAAGCATTTCCTGATTTGGTACAATACCTTTAAATCAATTACTGACCAAAACCAATAAATAATAAAAAGGTCCTGGCCCAAAATGCAAAAGAAAACTCGTAGCCTGTTGGAAGAATTAGATGCCATGTACATCGAGCGTGATCAGCGCCATGTTATTGAAAATCGTGCGTCCAACATCATTGCGTCGGCTATACGCTTGTTGGAAGAAATCGAAGGCAGTTACACGCCCGAACAAGCCGACAATCTCACACGAAAATTGCTCAATGCTATACGGTTAAAAGACCCTGCTAAATTTACAAGAACTGTCAGGAAAACCGATGCAAATTCATGAACTAACACAACGCCAGCTCGACGAAGGTTTTATGGATGCTGTAAACACAGTTGGTCAAAAAGCCAAACAGGCCGCTGCCGCAACAAGCAATGCTTACAATCGTGCTGGCAATGCTCTTGCTACTGCCGCCGGTGCTGCTGGCAAAGGAGTAGCAGCAGTCAAAGGTGCAGGTCAATCCCTAGCTAAACCATTTAGCCAAGCCGGCAACGCTTTCAAACAGGCCGGAGTTGCACAAAAAGCCGCTGGCACAGCCGGCAAGGCACAGATGGCCTGGAACAGTTACCTTACCAATTTGCAAAACACACAGCAAGTAACACCCCAGGTAGCCGAAACCAATTTGCGTGCCTGGGTGCAAAAGAATCTATTAGGCAACTTGGCTTATCAATATGATCAGTTGACCAATAAGAATGAAATTGAAGACATAATCAAATCTATTGCAGATCCTCGTAATGCTGACCAGGGCAAACAAACACAGTTATGGACGCAGTTGGTCAAGACATTAGGAGTTGCTCAAGCTGGCGGTGGTGCAGCGGCCGCAGGTGCACCTAGCGGTAAAGGTCGTAAAGGCGCACCAAGCGGCGGACTAGCTCCAACAGCCAATCCAGGCGATATTGCCAAAGCTGTACAAGCCAGTGGAATAACTCCAGCGGTATATCAGAATATGGCAACAGTGGTGCAAGGTGCTGCTGCTACCAGACAAATCAACGGCACAGGAAATCCAGGTGTTGACGCATTCTTGAAATCTTTAGGATTTGCCGTACAATGAAAATCCTAGAAGGTGGCAACGTATTCAAGGACAACAATGGACAAGCATTGACACAGCGTATAGCACAGACTGACGTCAAGCCCACCCTAGCCTGGCTGGATGAGATGTTGCCCGGACTTGATTTACAAAACAATACCTTAGGATCAACCGGCATCAAAGATACATCGGGTGACCTGGACATTGCTGTGGATGCCAATCGTGTCAGCAAAGAACAACTAGAGCAACAACTGCGAGCCTGGTGTGTCAGCCAAGGACTCAAACCCGAAGAGTGGATTAAGAAATCCGGTACAGCAGTACATTTTAAAACTCCCATTGATGGCAGACCCGATCGCGGGTTTGTGCAAACAGACTTTATGTTCATGCGAGATGTACCTTGGTCAAAGTTTGTGTTGGGCGCCATGCCAGCAGACAGCAAATACAAAGGCCGTGAACGCAATGTGTTGATGAATAGTATAGCCAAAAGCATGGGCTACAAGCTAAGTCAAGTATCAGGTATAGCTGATCGTGCCACCAACAAGTTGATTTCAAATGATCCAGATGCAGTGGCCAAGTTATTGCTCAATAAAAAAGCCACACGTCAAGATCTAGCCAGTGTAGAATCAATCCTGCAAGCACTTGACAATGATCCTGCCCGCGACGCCAAACTGGCCGATTTCCGTCAGCACATGGAACGCGAAGGACTTCCGTTCATGGAAAGCACTAACATAGGTCCTTACACAGAATACAACGAAGTGAATTTCTTGGCTCGCTTGCGTGATCGTATTGTAAATCAAGGCATGCAAAAGCTAATCGAAGCTGATGTGCAAGGCGGCCGTGCCAAGGGTATTGAACATCTTGAAGACTATGTGTTCCGTAATGGCAGTGACGGTATTCGTAAGGCCATGGACATCATCAAGCACACCACTGCCAACACAGGTCGAACTACCACAGTCAAATGGGATGGCAAGCCGGCCCTGGTATTTGGTCGTGATGACAACGGTACATTTATTCTAACTGATGTGGCTGGATTTGGAGCCAAGGGTTATGACGGACTGTTTACAAGTCCTAAAAAAGTCACACAACACTTGGCCGCTAGAGATGCAGAAGCTGCCGCACAAGGACGTCCTGCCACTCGTGTGCAGGATCTAGCACCCATGTACAATAAATTATGGCCCATGTTGGATGCCGCTGTACCACGTTCTTATCGAGGATTTTTCCAAGGTGACCTGCTGTACATGAACACGCCACCTATCGAAGCTGGTAATTTTGTTTTTACACCAAATGCTATTGAATACAAAATTCCAGCCGCCAGTGATGTAGGCAAACGCATTGGTGCCAGTGATGTGGGAATTGCCATGCATACCCGTTATGCAGAACCCGGTGCGCCCAAAGAGCCCATTGGCACGTTTAAATTCAAAACGGTGCCGGGATTACTCCTGCTAGAACCTGTGTACGCCAAAGAAAATGTGCGTGCCAATAAAGAAATGGTCGCCCAACTGCGTGAGATTTACAGCAAAGGCGGCGATGCCATAGATCAACTGTTTAATCCTGCAGAACTTAGAGCATTACAAATTACCGATTTGCCTAAACTATGCATCGATTATATCAACAGCCGAGTAGGCGGCACCTTTGATAACCTGTTGGCTGGATTTGGTGCTTGGTTGCAACAAACAGTCAGCCCAAGAAAGTTTAACAATATTGTAGAGTACCTACAAAGTCCCCGTAGCAACATAGGTGGCATGGCCGCGGCTTTTACCGCCTGGGTGCTACTGCACGATATCAAAATGGATCTGTTGAATCAACTAGATCTGCAACATCCCGGACAAGAAGGCTGGGTAATGGCCACTCCAGGTGGTATGGCCAAGGCAGTAAATCGCCTGGCCGGCGGATTTACTGCGGCAAATCGTGCTGTAAACAATCCAGAATCCCAACCAAACTCCTAATTTTTTACCACTTTGGTAAATACATGCAGGTCCTCAGTGACCACATATAAAGGAGATTCAAAATGGCTTATATCACAATCGTATCCGGTGGAGCACAACCGGTATTTGCAACAGACGTATTAAACGGCGTACCTTCACAGTCCGGTAACTTAGCAGCAGCACCAGTTACTAACTTCCAAGGTCCTAAATTAGACTTTTTCCAAGCTACAGCAAACGCTGCCTTGACAGGCGGAGTAGGCAATGTAAACGGATTTATTTCTAACACATTGACAAGTATCCAGCAAACAACTACTGTTGCCATGTATCAGGTTAATCCTGCTGCCAACACAGTATTGAACGTTGCTGTATTCCCAACAGGCGCTTTTGCCAATGCCGCTCAGTTCTTGACAGCATGTCAAGCTGCTAACGCAAGTGGTGGTTTCAACATTGGTTGGGCAAGTGCTGGTGCAAACGCTGTATTCACAACACAAGGCACATACTATATTGCTTAATAGCTGATTATAGTTCACACGAAACCCTGGAATTAAAACTCCAGGGTTTTTTGTTGGCATTAAATACACACATAATGACAGTGAGCAAAATTACCGAAGTGACCATATTTGAAAGCCCTGATGGTGGACGTACTGTATATGCCCGTAACCCCGGAAGCCATCATAGAACCTTATACAGACAAGATCCAGAACTGCAACGCGAGTTGGCCGAATTGGAACAACAAAAACGTTGGGTTGATATATTTCAAACACGACGTGATAATGCTGAACTGAATAGCCTGTGCGAACAGGTGGAAATACTTTACGAATTATCACGAACTCAATAGATGCGATTTGCCTGTACTACCCTGTTTGATATCACGCCAACTGGAATAACTGGACATTTTAAAAGTACTCGTATTCCATTTGAGGATCAGGCTGGCCAATCAATAGATTCGGTTACAGCATGGAATATGTCTCGTAATCAACAACGCAACTGGGAAACACTTACACAGATAATTGGCATGCGTACTCAAATATTTGATATCACTCGGCCTGAGCGTCTGGATGGACTAACTTGGCGTTTTGAATTTGAAACAGAAACGCCGGGTGTGTATGGTGATACCGCTGATCCAGTCGGCGTATTGCGTACTGATGCAGAAGGAGTGCCCATGCTATTGGATTTAGATAACAGGAAAGATTTGCCCCCAGTGTTGGTCACTGCTGGCACCGAACAAAACATCTGGTTTGAACCGGTAACCATAAATACTTGATAGGTTACGTAAACCGCTAACATAAGAGAATAACATGACCGTTGAAGCCACTGATATTGAAAAGAAAAGCCTAGAGGCCCACGTGGAACTCTGTGCTGAACGCTACAATGCGTTAGAAGATAAAATGACTGCTATGAGTGTAAACATCGCACATCTTTGTGAAATGGTCCAGGAAGTCAAAGCCAGTGTAAGTAAAATGAGTGAAAAAAATACTGACAGATTAATACCCTGGGGAGTTGGCATTATTGGATTTTTAAC